ATCCAATTTTTAATAAAAAATAACTTGAGTGCTTACAAGCAAGTATACAATGCTGCTGATGTACATAAAACCAAGTTAGAAAATAAAATGGTTAGTAAAAGCTAACGATAACAAAGGAGTAAACATGAGTGAAGATACAGTATGGTGTAATTTAGTTAGAAACGAAAACAAGAACGCAGAGAACCAACCAGATTGGGTAGCACCACCAAACCTAAAAGCACCAGAGGGTAAGAAATGGACTATTGGTGTTAAGATAGGAGACGTTTGGCACAATCAAGCTGGATGGAATGAGTTAGATGAACAAGGTAATATTACCGGTATCACAATTAAGATGACACCACCTAGTTCTAATGATGACAAACCTGCAGCACCACAAAATAAAGGGTTTCAAAGCAAACCTAGTTATGGTAATAAACCATCATACAAGTTTTAATTAATTTGTATTAGTCTTGGGGGAGTTTTTCTTTCTAGTTCCCTTTCGGTAGTTTTCTTCCCCGAGACACCCAAAAAAAATATGGACAAAAAAATCACAGACATTGATCAAGAAATTGAGAAAAAGATTATTGATGATCGCCAAAAAGATTATGGTAATTATCAAGAGAACTTTACCTTGTTAGCAGAAATGTTTACATTGATATTGTTTGACAACTTAAAGAAAAGAATTAAACCTCATCAAGTAGGACAGTTAATGATGGGATTAAAGCTATATAGATCAACAAAAAATTTCAAAGCAGACAACTATTTAGACATGAGTGTATACAATAAAATGACTAGAGAAATACACAAAAAAGAGGTTGCCAAAAAGGATAAAAATGGATAAGTATAAGAGATTAAAGCATGGTGAAGCTAGTTTTATATTAGAAGAACGCTTTGATGACGTGAAGAAAGCTGCAAACCCTAGCACCGAGGGTGAGTTTGTAGAAATTAAAATCAGTAATTTAAAAATTGATTTTACAAAAGTGATAAAGGAGCAAGATGGAAAAGACCAAAATGCAACTGCAGAAGCTGATGGACAAGCAGAGAAAAAAAAGTGAAATGTATGTCCACACAGTTCAAAAGGCTAACAAGTTAAAAGCAGAAAGTTACCATTTATACTTGGAAGTTGTTAAGTGCAGAGAAGAATTAATGACAGCTAGATAGTTATTAATTTAATATTAAAAAAAACTGAAGGAAAACGTAGGGGATCTATGACTAAAAATAAAATATTTACTGAAATTAAACTTGCTATGAGAGCAGGACACTATCGTGATTTAACTTTTAAAGAAAAGAAAATATATAAGAACGCATTTAAGAATGGTTATAAGTTAGCCAAGATACATTGTAAAAAAAGAAGTCCAGAGTTTTATAAGCCAAGAAGAATTATTAGCTACTCATTTGCCAAACCTAACACAAGAATTATTGACAGTCTTATTAATAGAATTTGTGTTCGTTACGAAGTACATAAAAAAAGTTTAATGGGTAAAGTTAGAACACAAGATATAGTTAGAGCAAGAAACATTATTCACAACATCTTGTATGAAAAATATAATATGAACCTTACAGATATTGGTAGATATTTTGGACAAGATCATACCACAGTTTTACATTCAATAGAAATGAAAAAAGATAAGCGAAGATTTTGGGATGCTGGTCAAAGCATCTGGCAAGAGTTTACAGAATTAAAAGAAACTATTTCTTAAATCCAGACAACATAGACTTGTAAGCCTTTTTTGTAATAGTAGATTTCTTTTTAGTTCTACTCGTACCAGCTTTCTTACGTTTGTTTATGTTGTAGTACAAACCTTTTTTAGCCATCTTACCAGATTTTGTTTTGTGATAACCCGGCATTATTTTTTCTTTTTAGATTTAGATTTCATTATTTTTTTCTTCAAAGCTGAAGGCAAAGTTTTTTGCTTTGCTGTTAGTTTGCTTTTACCTTTTGATTTACCATACATAGTTATTTTCCTTTTGTTGTTTAAGTTTTAGCACACAATAGTTGTCAAAACAACTACCATCTTTACCATCATGGCAAAAATATTGTTTGTTAGCTGTGATAATCCAGCCACCCTCATCACTCATTAATTGTTTATTACAAGTCTCGCAGTAACCACAGATTAAAGATTGTTCTTTAGGTCTTACCCATGTTTTCTTTTTTATCGGCACTTCCACCTACGTCTTGCTTGTCTTATTCTTGAGTTAGGATCGTTTCTTGTTTTAGCTGATGATCTTTTAAGTTGTCCAGCTGATCTTGCACAATAACTTTTTCTACGTTTAGCAGCTTTAGATCCCGGCTTAACTTTACCTGTTACTGCTGTTTTTAATTTTGATCCGGGATTAGCTCTTCTATATCTTGCAACACCTTTGGCTGTCATACCAGCACCTTTTTTTGTAGGTCTGTAGTTTGCGTCTTTGCCTTTTGTTGTCTTTCTAATAGCCATTATTCTAATATAAGTTTTTTAATTGATTTACTTCCATCAATGTTATCTTCAAGTTCTGCTTTAGATTTAATACATTGATACTCAACATTATTATTTTTTAATCCTCTAGTTGCAACCCTCTTTCCTTTCAAACATTCTGACATAGAAGTTTGAATACGAGCTTCATTAATCTCGCCATTAACAATCATAAGTAAAGCAATAACTAACTCGGTCAATGTCCACTCCCATTTCTAATTAACTTTTCTACATCAACTTGTAGCTTTTGTACTTGTTCTTTAAGAAATTCTATATTAACTTTGTTTGTCATATTTTGTTCTTGGTTTTCAATTAATTTTTCTACATCTTTAAATACAGATTCTAACAACATATATTGTTCTTGGTCGGTAGGTACTTGCTGACTTTTTTTTAGCAAATCATTTTCAAATAATTCTCTTGATGTCTCTAATGATGTAAGTCTAGCAGTAACTTCTGTGTAAGCAAACACACCCATAGCTACAGCAACAACTATACCAATCATATTTTTGATAGGCATACTAACTGCTGTTTGATCTGATACTTTCATTTCTTTCCTTTCATGTAGTGATCTGAAGATTCATAATTCCATTTTTTGCCATGATGACCTCTTATATCAGCATACCACATTCTTAATCTTACTATCCATTTACGTACAGGTCTAGGCATTTTTCTTTTTCTTCTTACACTTACAACGTGGTGCAAATAAACTATTAGTCCACTCCATATATTTATCAAAAAAACCAAGAACTTTGTATATGTATTTATCAATCATGTTGCCGGACCGCCACAGAGAGCCAACAAAGTCATCATTATTATAAGAACACCTGTAAAATAATAGTTCATCCTTTCTATCTCCATAGGTTATTCCTTATTAATAATTATATTATTAGAGCTATAACTAATAGCACACCAACAATGATAACTGCTTTTTTATGATCTTCCAAATAATGTTTGATCATATCTCTAATTTCATCAATCATATTTATCTCCTATGAATGTTCTAATATAAGATATTACTTACCCTGTCCACGATTTTTTGACTTGCCTTTTTGTCTCTTCTTATGTTTATTCATAGAAGATAGTTTAGGTCGTCTACCTATACTTGTTTTTTTTGGTATTCTTACGTGAGGTTGATCAGCTATATTAAACTTTACTCTTGCCATTATATTTGTTTTTCCATATTTCTTGTTGAGTTAATCCTACCTCATCTTGTTTTGTTTTTAATCTGTCATCTATTTTATTTATATCTATCTCTTCTACTAGAGCATATCTATAAACTTTAGTGTCAGAATTTTTCCATTGAAAATGTAAAAGGTATTTAGGTTGGTCATAGTTGCTTAATAAACTAGGATCAAAAGCAGCTATGGTCATTTTTTAAACTTCTTATTACTCAATAAGTTAGTAACAGATATTCCATAGTTTCCACCAACCACTATAAAAATTAAATATAAATATACTTCTGGAATATTTTTTAGTTGTTCAAAATAAAACTCTACTTTTTCTAGCATTTTCATATCGCCATAGAATGTAGCATAAGCGAGTATGCCAAGTGGTGCTAATATAAACGCACCTAATACTAAATCTAAAATTAATGAGCCATTTCTTTTAGCTCTCTCGTTACCAGTTTGCATCTCTTGTAAAGCTATTTGATGCTTACGTTCACTTTTCTCTGCTCGTTTAGTCATAAAACTTCCTACAGCTTTAGACCCTATTTTAAATAATAAATTATATGGTAACATATTAATCTTTCTTATCTTCTTCTAACTGTTTAATTTTAGATAAAGCATCATCTAAATCTTTAGTACAAAACTCTAGCTTTTGCAAACACCTTTTGTTAGCCGCATCTTTAGATTTACCTGCATCTTCAAGCTCTGCTATCTGACCTTTTAGTATTCTAACTTGATCTTTATACTCATTAAGAATATCTACTGCATTATCATTTTGCATATATAATTTTTACCTTTAGTTTGATTTGTTCTTTGGTTCTTCCTCTTGATATTAGTGAGCCAATTCTTTTTCTTCTATAGCCATCTTTGGCTGTATAGTCTGTTTTTCTATAATTTTTTGATTTAACATCATAACCAGTATACTCACCTGTAGACATATTTAAAGTAACAATATCTACTGGACCAAGACCACCAAGAGGTATAAATACAAGGATATTTGGATCTTTTGCTAGTTCAATTTGTGCTTTCATTTCGCTTAATAGACCAGTAATTGCTTTCTTTCTTCTAGCCATAAAGACCTTAAAGTTAAAGTTTCTGAAATAATATAACTATAATTGTAAACATTCCACCTATTAAAGCTGACATAGCATAATACATATGTTTTTTAATATCTTTAATTTCTGATTCTATGTTGTTAATTTTTTGGTGAGTTTGCTTTTGCATGATACGACAAAGTTTTTCGTGTGATTCTATTCTTTCTATTGCAGTATTTTTAGCCATTAGATTGTATCTTGTGGTTTACAACTGTATTGAGTTGATAGTTGAAGTTCATTTACTGTATTACTATCCATATCTTCTAAATATTTTATACTTGTATCTAAAGCTATTATGGCACAATCTTTCCAAGTGTCAAAATTTTCTGGATATTTTATTGGGTCTTTACATTCTCCTAGAACAAATGAACATATAGACAGCATTAATACAAATTTCATCTACCTTGCTGTACATGGTACGTTATTACTGCCAACTAAACTCTGACCTATTGACATGTAGATATAATTACCATTATTACCATCACCATCTGTATTTCTTAATTTAAAACCATTTGAAAGAATATCTATTTCAACACAACTAGTACATTCTTCATTATTTAAATTTGGTCTTAAAACATGATTATCTTGATTATATCCAACTCTTTTGTTATCAAATAATTGCCAATTAGCTGCAGCATTTGTTTTTTTCAATAAAATGAATGAAGGTTTATGTCCTGTAAAAATAAATGGTCCATCAGCATTTGAATTTCCTGCATACAAACCAAACTTACTGTAACCAGTTTTTTCTGCAAAGCAGTAAGCAATCATCTCTCCACTTGCATTACTAGCTCCACTTGTACCAACTGAAAAAACAGAAGATGTTGGAGTAGTATCATTCCACATTGCAGTTGCACCAAGAGCTTCTTGGTTAGAATCTAAATAAAAATATGTATTATTACCTGTTGAAGCATGATAAACACCCCAACTATTTGTTGCACCAAGAGCTTTAGTAATAATCATTTTTGGAACAGCACCTAATCCATGACCAATAGTTGCGTTAGCACCTGTACCTGTCCACTTTGCTATTGAAAAACCTGCTGTTTGATTTACTGAAACAGTTGAGTTTATAGAACCATCTGTATTAGCTGAACCAGAACCATTTGCCTTCCAAGACCAGCCTACTCCATTTTGTCCATTAACATTACTATCATCTCCACCATCTAAAGTAAAACCATCACTATCAAAACTA